CACAGGTGTGGACGAATGTGAGGCTTCGCTTCTTGCCCTCAGTATTGGAAGGGCCGGACATCCGAAGGGTGTCATTCCAAACACTGCCCATGCATTCGTCTAGTAGAGGACATTGACGGCAAGGTTCCATCTGGGTGGCAGGGATTATCTCCAACTGTACCTCGCCGCATCCCAGTACGTCTCGAAGCTCTGGGGGGGACATAGTCGAGGTTACAGCTTGAATAATCCTGTCCCCTTGTTTTACCCATAGTGTGCGTTCTGTCCATCGTGTCATTTGGAGCCTCCCTCACAGGCACACTACCCCGCTCCCCTCCTTAGTCGGCCTATAGCCCAACATAGGTGTGGTGCGTAAAGTGTATCTGGGAGGCTACGATGGGTGCAAAGTTTTGGGATATAACGGTCAAGATTCTATCAGCCCTTGTGATTCCCCTCATCCTATGGGGTGTCTCACTGGAGGTTGACCTAGCGGTACAGAACGAGCAGATTGAACGCCTCCAGGAAGATGTTGAGAAGGCACTGGCTATCCGGGAGAAGATGGAAACAAACTCCAAGACATTGGCTCGGTTAGAAGAGAAAATGGTAGCTACCAATAAAGGGCTGGATGAAATTAAGGGGCTGCTCCGTGATCGCTAGGCGTACAACTTATCTCCTGTTGGCGGGGTTACTCCTGACGGGTTGTGGCAAGAAGGGCTTGGTTCTGTTCAAGGCCGGGGACGTCAAATGTGAGATAGTGGCTACGGAGCCTGTCTTAGAGCCGGAAGAGACTGTGGAACCAATGTGGGTTCCTATTCAGGGGATCGATTGTGTGGAGTCCCTATTAGAGTCCTCCGAAGAATTAGCTGAAATCCAAGCCGCCCAGTTTGAAAAGCGGGAACAAGAACTGGAGGCCATTCAGTTAGAGGTCGAGGCCATTCGCAAGCAGCTTCTGTTAGAGCGGTTCCAGAAGTTGGAGGCTGAAGCCAAGGAAAAGAAGTGGCGTGAGAAGGAACAGAAACCCAAGGCCAAGCTAGAGGCCAAGCGGTTTGAGGAGTGGCAGTATATCCAACAGCAACGTGTTGACCTTGGGGTGCCTGAGATTGAGGACGTCCCCATCAAGAATATGATGGTCGCCGAGGAACCGGACTGGCGCAAGAGGGGTGATTGATGGGGAATGTGCGGGTCTATGAGTACGTCAGTGATGAGGGCGACGTGTTCTATTCGTTCTCTAAGTTGGGACAGCGGGTATCACCACCTGTCCGTTTGATCCTCGTTGACCGCCTGGGGACACCCTCGGAGCGGTTCCTTACTCAGATGCGGCGGGAATCGATTTCTAGAGCCCACCAGACGGATTCAGGCCCGGACGAGGTATAGTAGGGGGTCATATAGGAGGATACACCATGACGAGCGACCCAAAAGACCCCATTGACCTGGACCAGGTACGTCAGCAGCAAGAGACGGAATCAGTCACTGAACAAGAAGAAGCTCCTGTTGTTGCGGGGGAAATGCCACCCCATGACCCCACTATCATCGGCACAATGACCCCGGAAGAGATGGGCCAGATTCAATCCCTCCGGCAACGGGGTTCTCAACTCACGATGGAAATCGGGACTGTGGAAATCCACAAGGCCCGTCTGTTAGGTGAGATGTCAAAGGTTGATGCTGACACCCAGACTGTGTTGCGAAGTGCTCAGAAGCGTCTAGGTATTCCTGAAGGTCAAGCCTGGCGGATGTTACAATCTGGTCAGGCGCAGATCATTCCGGCTCAAGACCCCGCCCCGGAGGGGCCAAAGGGGTAACGAGGTGAGAGATGTCCCACGGATGGGCTCCTGGCCCGACAGACCAACCACTACCTCCCCCCAATGGGCAGGTGGTCAGTCCTTTTCTCCGTGGGATGTTAGACATCCGGTGGGATGATCCTGCTATCCTAGCTCGTAATGCTGCCTGGACTGTTGTAGGTGTCAACGTCTACCGTTCCGACGGGACAGACCGAGGCCCCTATCATCGACTCAATGCACTGCCGTTAGGAGGTACGTTCTACCGGGACGTAACGGACCTGACGAAGATCACCAAGGAAGTGGTGAGTTGGGATAATGCTTGGATTTCCAAGGGTGACAACCCCAACAACCGGCGGTGGTGTTTCCGTACCAAGAACTCAGCTACCAAGCGGGTGTTAGGGACGAATTCCAACCAAGCTGTTGAGATGGCTAACGCCCCCTCAGACGTGTCTGTGTACATTGATGGGGTTGAGGTGCCTGTAGATGACGTGTTCGGGAGTTCCGGTGAGATAACACTGGTCAATACCGGAACCTATGATCATGTCACCGAGAAGAACATTGCTGCGGTACTCCCTTCAGCGACGAGTTCAGTCACAGTGACCTACTGGACTGCCCGCAACCACGTCCGGTCCGGGTTGGAGACCAACCTGTTCTATCGTTTGACGACGGTGGTAATAGATACGACAACCCCGAGTGGCTACCGGGAGACGGCGTTGGGTTACTGCCCGCCGTTGACACTGGCAGCCATTGAAAGCATGGACTACATCTGGGCAGAGGCTGTCCGCCGAAACCATTGGATACTCCAGCAGGGCGGTGAGCGGGTCAAGGTGTTCGTCCGTAAACAGTCCGGGGTGCCTTGTTCCTGTAAGATGGATGACCGTACCCGGCAGTACAATAAGCAGCCCTCTAGTCGTTGTACCCGGTGCTACGGGTCAGGGTACCTCGGAGGGTATGAGGGGCCTTATGACATCATTGTGGCTCCCGACGATGCGGAACGCCGGATTGCTCAAACACAGTTCGGGAGACGTAAGGAGCACACTTACGAGGTGTGGACAGGACCGAGCCCATTGATGACCCAGCGGGACTTCGTCGTGAAGCAATCGAATGAGCGGTACAGCATCGGGGCTGTCCGGCGTCCTACTAATCGAGGGAACCTTCTCCAACAGCATTTCAACATCGGTTACATTGATGAACAGGACATCCGGTATCAAGTGCCTGTAGACGGCCCGGACATTACAGCCTGGCCCGAGACACGGTCGGGACGGCCTTACTACCCGCCCCAGCCTGTGGATGGTGCCTTGCCGGATACAGAACCACATCCGGTGTCAACGGATTCTCAGGTTCCGATGGAGACCGAGAAGGATAGCGTGCCGGACGAGCGACAGCGCCGAGGCCGGACGCCGGTGTGGGAAAACCAAAACTACGGCTTTTTCCTCATGGTTATTCCTTTCTGGGAAGTGTTCCAAGGAATCCTTGGGGCTTTATGAGGTGTTTCTGAGTGGGCGTCAATCAACAACAGATTCGATCCGTACTGGGAGGCCCCCTGTCCCGGTTGACAGAGGTCGAGTTCTCACCCCAGAGATTGGCACAGGTAGGCGAGTGCATCATCAAGACGCTGGCGGAGGAATCCAAGAAGTATTTTGCCAAGCGAGGGTGGTCAGGGCGTGACCCGGAAGGTGGTAAGCCTATCTGGGACTCGTTCTCTTACAGAATCAGGGGTAAGAGCACGCTAGAGATTACATCCACGTTTTACGGGATGAAGGAACTGGCTAGGGGGGACATACCCGAACGTGAGATGCCCTGGCTGACTCAAGAGGCAAAGGATAGGCGTCCGGGGGATTACGCCCTGACAGAGAAAGAACGAAAACTAGGGATGAAGAAAACGGGGCGTGTGTCTAAGGGGCAACGTCTACCTCTAGTTGTTCCAATTCAAACGAAGGGCGGCGGGGTTGTATTGCGCCGGGCACCCATGAATATCGGTGATGCTTGGGTTCACCCAGGGATTGCCAGATTCACCTTCTTTGAGACCGCTGTACGAAAGTGGCGGGTGCGCTGCGGTAGAATAGTTGGAGAAGCGGTTGTAGACGCCATGAGGGAGGCTAGTAAAGGATGAAAGAAATACAGATTACCTGCCAGTGCCGGGGTATCCGTCTCGCAGATGTTGGGGTACAACTGACGCAAGGCCAGGTTCATTACCTGCCGATCACGGCCCGTAGCAGTCCCGAGGTTGCAAATGCACAGCGGGCGGGGGCTATCCGAATAGATGTTGTGGAGAGGTTCAAGGAACGCCGAGCCCGTCCACCGGAGAGACCCAAGTCGGCCCCCCGTGTTGCACCACCACCCTTTCCGGTGATGAGTCCCTCTGCAGGGAAGAACCCCACGCACCCCCAGACAGTCATTGTTAAAGAGTATAAGACCGAGATCAATTCGGATCGGATTGCTCAAACAGTACAGGGGACAGTGTCCGCCGCAGTTGTCAGGCAGGTCCGAACCACGATGGCCAGTGACCTCCGTCTGATGATGGACGGGATGATCGAGGATTTGACCTTGAAGGTTGGTGTTCTCCGGGATGATTTGACCTCAGCGGTAGGAGCCGTTCAAGAGGGTCTCACTCTGAAGGTTGCAGAGATTCAAGAGGGGCTCACCTTGAGAGTGGAGGAAGGTCTGACGGGTGTCCGGGCTGGGATGGCCGAGGACGTCAAAGGTATGTTGGATCGGATGCCCCGTGTTGCTGGAGGGGTTGCAGCCCATTCTATTGATATGGACACTCCCGCTTTCATTCCTGACACGGTGATGAATGAAGATATGCAGGCCGACCTGACGCTGGAGACAGGTTCCACGAAGGAATCCTCTGTTGATGAAGCGTCGGCGGCATTACGGGCTGCCAAAGCGAAGGCTAAGGTAGAGAAGCCAACCAAGAAGGCAGCACCTAAGAAGGCAGCACCTAAGAAGGCAGCCACTAAGAAGGCAGCAGGGAAAAAGGTGAGTTCATGACTAAGAAGACATTGACAACAAACCCTCTGGGGATGGGGTTGGATATCGGCACCATGAATTTGGTGTCCGCCCGACGAACAGCCCAAGGGATTGAGACTAAGAGGATGCGGGACGTGTTTCTGGATCTCCCCCCCAATGCCAAGAAGATGCTTCGGCTTCAGGGTGCCAACTTTGTAGACCGGGGTGAAGAGGTGTTGATTCTGGGGGATGCAGCATTGGAGACCGCCAATATCTTTGGACGGGAACCACGTCGCCCCCTGTCCGATGGGATCGTATCACCTCACGAAGCTGACAGCCTTGAAGTGCTGGGGTTGTTGATCAAGCACGTACTGGGAGACCCTCAGAAGAAAGGTGAACCTTGTTACTTCTCCGTACCTGCTGTGCCTGTAGATGCCCCCAGTCGGGACATCATCTACCACCAGGGTGTGTTCGAGAAGATCATTGAGGAGTGCGGGTACACGGCCTATGCAGGTAATGAGGCCATGGGGATCATCTATTCTGAGACTGCTAAGGATGAGTTCTCTGGTCTGGCAATCTCGTTCGGTTCCGGGATGGCCAATGTGGCTCTCGCCGTCAATACTATTGAGGGTCTGACCTTTTCCGTTGCAAGAGGCGGCGATTGGATTGACAAGGGTGCAGCCCATTCCATTGCCTATACTCAGGCACGGGTCTGTGCAGTGAAAGAGGCCGGGATGGACCTGAATAACCCAGAGGGGCGTGTCCAGGAAGCCATTGCGTTCTACTACAAATCACTCATCAACTACGTGTTGGACCACATTGTCCTCAAGTTCAAAGAGATCGAGGGTAAGTTCTCTTTGACGAAGGAGATCCCGCTGGTGATTTCCGGGGGTACGAGTCTGGCGGGCGGGTTCATGGAGTTCTTCAACAAAGTGTTTGAGAAGCGGCGCAAGAAGTTTCCCATTGCCATCAAGGACGTCCGTCAGGCTAAGGAACCGCTCAATGCCGTTGCCTACGGGCTACTGATTCAGGCACTTCAGGAGGAGGACGACTAATGGGACACCATTTTAACCCAAACAATTTGGATTTGCCGTCTCCTCGGACAGACAACGACCGGGCGAAATGGCGGCGGGAACAACAGGATGAGATTATTGCCGAAGCACAGAAACCCATAGCGGAGGCTTTCGAGGGGTTTGCGCCGACTCAGACCACGACTCATGAAACGCTGGAGAGCTGGTTGACAGTACTGGCTGATTGGCGGGAGAAGGGTTTTGCAGCACAGGAAGCCAGCGACCCGAGGCTTAGGATGCTGGGGTTCGGTGGGATTACTCACCCCGAGTGCCATCAAGTATCCCTTAAAGCCGTCAAGGAGGGGGCAGGGATTGTCCCCCTAGCATTGGCGGAGCAACTGGGTTTCACCCCAGAGATGATTAGTCAGTTGCTTCAGTCCACTAGAGGCCGGGAACAACTGCTTGGTGGTCTGGAACTCGTGTACGACCCCAACGGTGTCACAGACCCTCACATGGAACAGGATTTCTTGGATCTGTGTGTGACCCTCCAGGCGGAAGCGGAGAAGGAAGCCCCGCTAAATGATGGGGAACTGACAATCGCTCGTCCGATACCCCGAGAGATCGAACTCAAGATTGCCCCAACACGGGTCAAGAAGGTGGGCATCACGATGAACATGGAGATTGAGATTGCCGGGGAGATCCTTTCGACTGTGGCCTCCTTCGACATGGACCCGGAGACGTTTGGGTTGGACCAGCAGATAGAAGTTCATGAATGGCAGGATGCGAACGGGAAGCGTGTGGAGATGAGCCCGTCTCCGATTCTGGAAGTGAGTCTGCGGGGACGTATGATTCGTTGCAAGGTGGAGAACTAGGTGTATTTCCAACTTACCTCAGCCTTGAACCGGCGGTTCATTCAGGAGTTGCGGAACTACTGGAAGTTTCACCCCAAGTACCGGGATATCGTCAACAATATCCAAGGCAAGTTCAGTTTCGATGAGCGTCCGGCCCATGGGATCGTCATCAAGGTTAGCGGCGGGAACCGGGTAGACCTGTCAGCCGACAACTACGTTGGGACCGTCAATAGCTATGTGAATCTGTCCGGGGTGGGTAACTATCCGGGGACCGCTATTGAGTGGGTGCGTGAGGACGCTGTAGCTATCGGACAGAATGGCGGTGTGTTCCCGTCACCTCCGGGCACCTACTACATCGAGTTGACAGGGGATGAGGAATTCTACATTGACCAGCTACTGGATGTGTACCGTGAGCCACTAACGATGAGTGACACGTTGGATGGTCAGCTTCAATCACCTCCGCTGGCTGGTTCCTTGCGCCTATATGAGCTACCGGCAGGGACGTTGTTATCCCCAGGGAATCATTACACTGTTGAGACAGACGATGAGGGCACCCCGACGGGGGGTATAACGCTTGCAAACCCATTATTGGGGGGACGCACCCTGTCAGCGGACTACCGCACCGCAGGAGCGACCACAGGCCCCCACGTCCTGTTTCCTAATCGGGGAAACAATACTGCCATTCCAGGTTGTGTACTGGCGTTTGGGAATCGGAATGGTCGTGGGGATAGGTTGGCGGTAGTAGTGACCCCGATACGAACACCTACGGCATTGGAGTACGGGGGTAAATGGAGCCTCAACTTCGATTTCGATGTGATGTCCCGAGACATTGACCACCAGCGAGAGATTGCGGACCTGACTATCATGTACATCTGGGGTCTGTTGCGTTCCCGGTTGTCTACCGAGGGGATTGAGATTACAGACGTGTCAATGGGGGGTGAGGCCGAGGAGCCCTATGATGAGACTGGGGACGACTACTTGTATACCTCCAGCTTCTCGTTGACGGCTGAGACAGAGTGGAGCATCCACGAGCCTCTGAACGTCTATCTCCGGCAAGCCATCCCGTTGACGGTCGAGGCGGCGGAGGCTATTGCGTCCCTTCCCGACGATGAACTCACGTCGGATCATGCTGCAACGAATATCCAACCGACGGATGACATGACGCTACTCAGTATCCGGGATCCTTACTTCAGTGGTCGGAACCGATCTTTTGAGGTGATCAAGTGATGTCCTGTTTCTGTCCAGTAAGCGTCCAGTAAGGAGGCACCATGCCAAGATATGACTATCAGTGTGTTTGTGGTTTGATGTTCGAGAGTTACGCCTCAATGGCCAACAGCATGGAAAACCAAGACTGTCCCGATTGCGGCACATCAGCGGAACGTGTTGTCCCGGAGAAGGTCGAGGGCAGCTTTGTGCAAGACGTATCTGGCCCAGTTCCTCAGAATACTGGAGTATCCCAAATTGATGCTGTTGCTGACCGTGCTATTGGCAAAGCTGCCCAGCAAGGGTGGGAAGTTGCTGACCGGCGGGTGCAGGACAAACGTCAGGTATTGTCAGGGACACCGAATGCTACAGGGCACGACCTGTCCCGAAATCCTGATGGGACGTACCGGGTGATGTCCTCAGAAGAGAAGGGTGTCCATGCCCGTTCCCAGAAGATCCACGGCAAAGCCATGACTGAACTAGGTAGCAAAAAGACTGAGACTGCCCCCGCCTCCGAGTAGCCCTCCTCCCACTAATGCTTCAATAAGCCCGATACAGTAGCGGAAGGAGTCTGTTACTTGATAGGACAAAACCCGCTCGTGGGGAGTTACCCGGCGAAGGCCGTGGCTTGATGGGAATGTACCGTTGATGAATGTATCGGTTGTGCTGGGCTTCCCCTGCGGAAGCAGGTGGTGTGACAAACGGATGGATAAGACGGACATTGACAAGTTCGAGCTAAACTCCGCAAGAGCGGATTGAAAAAGAGGTGAGGAGATGCCATTTCCAGGGAAGAACTACGCCCCTCCGGGGCCGTACACGCAAACGAAGTTTGAGAACCCGCTGGGTCAGGCACTGGAGAGCCTGAAGATTCCCGTCATCATTGGTGAGGGGAACGAGTCGCTCTTCCAGGAAGACCTGGAGATCGTGCGAGGTTCTTCCGCTGTGATTGATCAGCGGGTTGTGAACGAGGACCAGACGGGCCGGGCTATTGCCAGCACGTCCGCAGCGGGACTCGTCACACTGGGAGCATGGGATGGTGTCCTCGATAGATTCCAGGTTGTCAACCGGCCCATCGTAACTGGTGACGGTACGGGAACATCCACAACGAGCCGTGGTGACGTGTTGGTTACGATCAACAATCAGCCGGTTGTAGTACTGGCTGTTGATGGGACCAACGGGATCATTCAGATTGCAGCGAACCCACTGCCGACCGACGTAGTGCGTTGCACGTACTACTTCAACCGGTCTGATACCCTCGTGACAGACGATGTATCGAGCCAGGTACCGGCAGAATCAGCGACCGTCCGGGCAGCCTCCGGTATTGCCGATGTTGATGCTCCGAATGCCGGAGTCGTTGTCATCGACATGCACGGGGACATCCTTAGTGATGAGGGTGCTGTCATTGTGCCCGCCAACAACGTCCTGTCTGTGACAGTTGACGGCGTTGTGCGGTCTATCACGATTCCTGTCAAGTCCGATTACACGATGGCTCAGATTGCAGCCGCAATCACGTCTGCTGAGATTGGTTCCCTGACAGGCTCCACGTTTGCTGACAACTTCGGACACTCTGCCCTGATGCTTCTGGCGGACCACAGTGTTGCGGTAGGCGACGGGAGTGCTAACGGGGATCTGGGTCTGATAAGCGGCCTGGCGGACAACCGAGTTTCAACCTTCTACACCATGAACGGTCCCATTGTTGACGGTTCCGGTGGCGGTGTTGTGACTACGGACCCGGCCCATGTGACAGTCCGGGTTGATGGCGTTCAGGTCATTCCCGTGTCAGTTGATGGTGCAACCCGAGCGGTGACGCTGGCGGAAGCCCCCATTGCGGCGGCTACGGTATCTATCCAGTACTACTGGAATACCTGGCAAGATACGTTTGACTACCTCGCTCACATCGGCGTGACCTCCGTGACCCGTTGCGGAGACGTACCCGGCAGTTCCGCTTATGTACAGGATGCGGACTTCGTTCTCCAGAATGATCGCATTGTCTGGGGCACGGCTGCATTGACCTCCGCAGGGTTGACGACAGCGGGAGCTACGCTGTTTGATGAGACCCAGATCACTAACACCCTGGTTGACAACCGTAACTTCCTCGGGGAATGCACAGCGGTTGCAACATCAGCGGGTGGGGTGTCAACGGATTCACGTACCCAGTATCAACTTCCCTTTACCCCGACGTTGGGGAACGGGCGTGATACTCCGCTGGGGCAGAGCTTGTTCCAGACCATCAGCAACAGTCGTATCGACCTTCCGGTCAACCGTCCCGATGTTATCTGGGCCTACTGGGGATATGATGAGCAGGATGCGATGGCACGAGGCCGAGTCACAGTGACTCAGGTTGAGGGCACGGTCATCACGCTGGCTACGGCGATACCACCGGGAGCCACGGTCTATGCCACCCAGTACTACAACACCCTGACGGACGAGACCTACACGTTGACCTGTGCTACAGCGGGCGTGTCCGGGGTTGGCCAGTACACGATGCAGAACTCGGGTGAGACTGACATCTACGGTGCTACGATGGTAGCCGGTAGCAAGGGTGCAGGACTGACCGGGATTACGGTTGAGTTCCCCTCCGGGTCTGAAATGACTCCTGATTTCCGGCTGGAGAGCAACAGTGCGACAACGTTCGTAGGTCCGGTAGAGGAAGTTGTGACGGTGCAGTTTGCTGCCCGTCAAGCCTCCCCCGCCAAATGGGCTGTCAACGGTTCCGGTCCGTACTCGTTTGTCTCAGCACAGTCCGATAAGCTCCGTATGTCTGTCCACAGTGTGGACGTCGGCGGTGCCACGGGCCTCAACCTGAGTAGCCCCTCAGCGGCCACGACCCACAACGGCGGTTTCTTTGCCTCCCTCACGGGAGAGGAGAT